ACAACCAATTTAGAGTTAGTGAAATCACAGCACCCACCACAGAAGGTACGTTACGTGAATCTGACTTCCTAACATTGCTAGGTCGAGGACAAAACACAAGTGGTAGTGTAAGTAGTGAGTTAGGTTTCAGACTATACGAACCAGGTACATTCTTTATTGCTAAAGTCACCAATGTTGAAAATTCAAATAATAGAATACACCTTTCATATGCTTGGATTGAATTAAGCGACACTGAGGTTTCACTGTCATGAGTGGGTTACTAGGTGTTGTAGCACTACTGAAAGACAAGCTGAGTTGTAAGGTGTTCACAGGTCAAATACCTGAATCACAAACAGATCCTGCTGTGGTGGTTATTAACGTAGCCAACCCGTTCAGCAGGACGTTAAGTGGTCGTAAAGTCGAGACATCAAGCGTTTGGCGAATTACTGTTGTCGCTGAACGTCAAAGTGATGTAGAATCAATAATTGACGAACTAGAGGGTATGGACAACAGTACATCTGTTGAGTATCAGAAAATATTTACCAACCTTGTGCAGACAGAGTTGGGGTTGACTGAACAGCCATATCGCAGGGCGTTTTACGATTTAACCGTTTATTTAAGATAAGGAGTGATGTTATGTCTGATGATGTAACTTTAGTAGCAGGTACATATTTTGAACATCTAGTCAATGGTGTTTGGAAACGTATTCCACGTGTTACAGCAACAGGCGATACAGGCTCACTTGCTGAAGCAAAAGAAAAAACAACAACTGAAGATCGCATTAAACGTTACGGCTCTGGTCTACGTGACGGTGGTGATAAAAACCTCAAAGGTCAACGCATCCCACTACAACTGGCTGGTTCAGAGCATTACGAAGATTACTTGTTACAAAACGAGTGGATCGAACGTTGTAAAAACGAAGACGAAATGCAGATGCGAGCAACTTACCCTGATTTGGGTTCTGATGATCAACGTGCTTCGTTCACATTTAAAGCACTTGGTTACATGGTTGATGATGCAACTGCTGAAGATTGGAAAGTATTTTCAGTCAACGGCAAGCAGAACAGCTTCGTTACTTGGACTGATGCACCTGTACTAACTGCTGTTGCGTTAGGCGGTACTGCTGCCATCACTGTTGGTGAAGGTTCACAACTTACTGTTACTAACACACCACTTGATGCTTTTTGGGAAGTTAACCAGGACACATTCGTTTCTGATGACAACGCAATCGCATCTGTAACTAAGTGGGGTTATGTAGTTGGTATCTCAGCAGGTACAGCGAATATTGATGTAACTCGACAAGTGGGTGACGGTACAACGGTCACTGACACTATCGCAATTACAGTAACCTAACCGAATATGGCCACTGACTTGATGTAGTGGTCATTCAACATGTTCATGGAGAACACACAAATGTTAGAACTTAGCGGCTTAGTAAAAACAACACCATTTCTATTCACAGAAGTAGACGGCTCAGTACATGAGCTTGAGATCAGTGAATACACCATTGCAGATACTAAAAAATTAGTAGAGTTGCAGAAACCAATTATCGAAAACAAAGACATGGGTGTGATCGAGCAGTCAGAGTTGATTGTTACTTCACGTATTATTTGTTCAGTTAAAGTACGTGGTACAGGTGAACACTACTGGAACAGTATTGATGAGTTAACGGGTAAAGCATATCCTAATGAGTTAGGTACTGCACTGTACGAACAAGTGAACAAATTAAACCCTGTTGATACGGGTACAGTTGATGAAAAAAAAAGCGAATCTTAAATAACGGTCAAGAGCTGTTAATTAAAAATATTTGTCAATATCTTAAACGACCAGTATTTGAGGTGATGCAGTGGCCAGCATCTGAACTCGAATACTGGTCTTTGTATTTCAGCATTGATGCAAATGAAGATAAACCAGCAGTTAACCAAGAATCCGTAACAGTAGAAAAATCTAAAGCAGGGTTCAAAGAAATATGGAAATAACAACATGGCTAAAGCACGAATAACCGTTGAGTCAGATTTCGATGAACTGGTGACTGACTTACTACTCATTGCTAAAGAGTTTCCAGAACTGATAGTTGAAGCTGCCGAAGCCGAAATGGAGGTGTTCGAGTCTGCCATAAAACGCAACTGGACTTCGATGGTTCCGTGGGCGCACACAGGTGATTACGTCTATGACTCAATAGGTTATAACGTTGCAATAGCACCAAGCACAGGCGACGTAGTAGGAATGGCGGGGGTGTTCTTAATAGACTCTGTTGGCGACAAACATGGTAAAGAAAAGAAAGACATCAAAGCACCTCAACTAGCATATTGGGCTGAGTTCGGCTTCACACCTAATAACGGTAGACCACATGCGGGTGTACCTTTCATGAGCAACGCATTCCATGCTACATTAGCAGAACGAGAAAAAGTGTTCGCTAATACACTTTCCGCAGGTATAAGTAAAAGGATGAAGAAATGAGTGAACAACGTATACAGACCGTAAAGGTCGATTGGCAGACAGGTGATGCAGTAAATAAGATCGTCACATTCACTCGTTCCATCAAAGGCACCGATAAAGCTGTTGAAGAACTCAACAGTACGTTGAGTGGTACTGCTACTGTCACTGCCAATGTCGCAATGTCTAAAAAAGAGTTGTCAGCGCAAGCACGTAAAGAGTTCACTGCTGCTACTCGACTTGTCACTAAGTACAACAATCTCACTGAAAGTCTGAAGCACCAATCCAAAATGTACGGTATGACTGATGACGCAGCTGAAATTTATGCTGCTCAAATGAGGTTAGGTGCTAACGCTACTAAAGCTCAGAAAGATGAAATAGCTCGACTTGTTACCGCGTTACAGAAGCAACGTACCGCAACAAGTAAGACAACAGGTTCAATGCGTAACTTACGAGGACAGGCGCAAAACGTAGGTTGGCAAATGCAGGATGTAGCGGTACAGATGCAAATGGGTACTGATGCGATGGTTATTTTCTCGCAACAGGGTTCACAACTAGCTTCAGGTTTCGGACCCACTGGTGCCATTGTTGGTGCGTTGATTGCGGTAGGTGGAGCGCTTGCTGGTGTTGCTATCAAAGCATTGACAGGTAAAAAATCACTGAAAGAACTAGCAGAGCAACAAAAAATCCTTAACAGTGTTTTTGATGAAGGTGCTGTGTCTGCAACTGATTTAACCGAAAAATACAACAAGCTATTTGCTAAGAGTAAGGACTTAGCTATCCTCACAGCACAAAGAGCCAAGTTCGCAGCCAAGGACCAGATAAGAGAGTCAAAACGTGCTCTTAAAGAAATGGTGAAAGCCAAATGGGAACAGATCAGTTTATTTAAAGACATAGCCAATGCTTCTGACCAAGAAAGACACGCTAACAGGATAATGAACGAACGTGCCATCAAAGACCAAAAGAAATACGCTAAGACGCTAGGTATAACGCTCGAACAATATCAAGACATAAACAGCGCCGTCGAAAAAGGTAATTTCTTAGCTGTGGCAGACAAGATGGCAAAAATAACCACTGCGACAAAAGGTGCATTGCGCCCACTGGTTGACTTGTCGTTCGGACTTACAGAAGCAGCACAAAAGGCCACAGATGCTGCTAGGCAACACGACGCTGCTGTTAAAATCCTATCTGGTGAAGTGACACCTAAAGCACCTGGTGCTTCAGACATAACTAAAACCTTTGAATCTGAACATGCTCGATTAATCAAACAAACAGAATCAATAGCTGAAGAATTCAACAGACGTGCTCGTATAATTTTTGCTTACGGTCAGCAAGTAGTGCACGACAAAGCTAAATACGAAGAAGCGTTCATTGCACTCGATAAGTGGTACACAGCAGAACGTAAAAAAGTATCTGACAAACGTACAGATGAAGCAATCAAAGCACTTGAGAAAGAGAATAAACGCCGTGAAAAAGTGCTCAACCAAGCACAAAAAGAAATAGGTAAAGGTAAAACTGGTGATCCAGTGCTTGACGAAATGGCCAAGCATAACCGATTGCTGAAAACGTTATATGCTGAACGTAACGGCTTAGGTATGTCCAGTTATGATGAACGTCAACGTATTAATGCACTTATTGAGCAGGAAACAGATCGTCACGGTGAAGCACTGAAGAATGCCAAGATAGCTCAAATGAATACAGATGTAATGCTGTTGACTACAACTGCGAACATGATGAATGCTACTGTTGACTTAATCAGTAATGGTGCTGAACAAGTTAAGGCACAAACTGCTGAGATGAACGCTTTCCAAAAAGGCATGTTCTTGACCACGCAAATGTTAGCAGCATCGATGGCAGTGATACAGGGTATAACCATCGGTATGAACTTAGCTGCCAATCAGTCTGTAATGGACTTCACAGGGTTGTCATCTGCCGCGATGGTTACATTCGGTACATCATTAGGTGCTGCACAAGCAGGTGCCATCATGGGTACAACGTTCGCCGGCATGTTCGATGCTGGTGGTACGATACCTAACGGTCAAGCGGGTGTTGTTGCTGAGAGATACGATGAAATGGTGGGTGGTACGATGGTGTACAACAACTCAGGCTCTGGCCTTAATGTAACAGGTAGTAAAGATACCGCTAACGCAATGGGTGGTGGTAACATGTTCGTCGAGGTACATAACACCACATCGAACACAGTATCAACGTCCGTACAACAGGTGGATGAAAATCGTGTTAAGATAATGATTGATGAGCACTTCAGTAAAAATATTGACAAAGGTGTATCAGGTGTTCTCAGTAAAAAAGGTAGTAAAACAGACAAAGCAATGCGCGGTAACTTTAAAGCGCCGAGGAAATACTAATGGCAACTAAAGGTGATATATCAGGGCTGGACCATCTTATCTTCGGTGGTTCGCCCATGCTTCCACTGGTGGATAGTTTCACTCGTGTTAGAAAAACAGGCATTGTGCAAAGTGATGTACAAGGTGGTCTGACCAGACAACGTAAGAAATTTTACAACCAACCATATCTTGCTGATGTAACTTATCGTTTAGAAACAACGCAACAACAAGATTTCATGAAGATATTCTTTGACCGAAATGAGGGTAAGAAGTTTATTGCTTACTTATCAGCAGATAGACCTATTACTGAACCATACGTGGTGCAGGTCGTGAGCGATTGGGGTGACGCATACGCCAGTGCAGTTGATGGTGATGTGACACTCACACTTGAAATAGTGAGTGTTCGCAGAGATGAAGAACTCGATGAATATCTGTTCCTCATGTATCAAGCGTTGGGTAGTGATTTCGTACCGTACATGGATGGTCTGAAGTATGTTGTTAAAGCGATGCCGGAGGAATAACCGTGGCTATTACAGACAGTGAATTACGTGAGATATATGCAAACGCACCTGTTGTGAAAGACACGTTTGAGGTGATAAGCATTACTGCTAGTTGGTTTAGTAAAGATTACTACTTACAACACAACTTCACAGAGGGCATTGAAGTTGAACTTGAAACAACTGAGGTGGTACTTGCTGAATATGCACCTATGGAGATCGGCCGAGCGAGTAGTAATGCAGACATGGTGTATGAACGTAACATCGTTGTTCAGCAAGTTAACGATGTTATAGCAGGTGAGATAGCGTTACGCGATCCTGAAAGTGACGAATTACCCATCATTGAGTCACGAGGTTACGTAATGTACCGAGATGGCACAGTGTCACAGTTAAAAACACCTGTCACACGCACTGAGGTGAGCAAGACAACACGTAATGAGATAGGTGTCAGCATTGCATCAAGTACAAAACCTGTCAACGCACAAGCCACTGGTGAGACTGTGACCACTACACGTGTGCCAATGTTGCGGGGCTTCTTGTGATAGGTAAGCACTACATCAAACATGGCTATAACTGTGCTAATTTTGTTGCTGAGTGGTACGAGAAACACTTAAATGTTAACATACCCGTAGTTAAAGAATTTGACCGATCTTTCATGGTATGGATGCGTAGAAATTTTACACCTATCACTGCACCTGAAGATCATTGTTTAGTGTTGATGACAAACCCTACAGGTGGAAGCCACATCGGTGTGTATCATGATTATGGTGTACACCATAACTTTAAGCCGAACATTGGCAAAGGCTCTGTTTGTAAATGGACACTTGGATCTATACACACCTACTACCCTAAAGTGAGTTTTCATAAATGGTCACAATCAGATATTTCAGCACAGCAACAGGTAAGGAATTTGAATCACAATGGGTAGATAACATTGGTGATTTCCTTAAACTAAAAGACTTCACTCGTGATGAACTACTTGACTTACGTTTCTTCAAAACCGATGTGTTAGGTGAAGAAATAGATACAGTTGGTGGCGACTTCTTGAGTATCAGCTATGGCGAAGTAGAAATATTTCATTCTTCCAATATCCCACAAGGTCCAGTGCTGCCATACCTACCGTACATATTCGCAGCACTCTCATTCACGGCATCCATACTACTCACACGTAAAATCGGCGATTTAGGTGCTGTGGGTCGTGATCAGCAATCAGCAACAAACAGACTAGGTGATTCATCAAACGAACCCGCTGAAGCAGGTAGTCGTATAGATGATGTGTTCGGAACAGTAAAAAAACACACACCTCCTTTGTGGCAAGTACCCGTACGAGTCGGTGTGAACAATCAGGAAATTGAAATACTATATGTGGGTGTCGGTCGAGGTAAATATGCAATAGATGATACAGGTGTTTTCGATGGTGATACGTTGGTTAAATCCATACCTAATGCTGCTGTATCAATTTACGAACCATACACATCACCACTAAGCGGTGACGCACCTGTGTTGCAAATTGGTCCTGACATAGACTACGAAATCGGTGTGTACACAACAAGTAACGAACTCAACCCATCTGAACTGCTACCTCCTAATGACCTCGATTCAGACGCAGTAACTTGGCAAATAACAGGTAACGGAACAACAGCAACCATCGTTGCACTAGGAGGCCCAACAGGGTTAGACCTTACTACTCTGTATAACATCGGTGATACAATATT